TCCATCATGAAGGACATGGAGCGCGGCCAACAGCAGCAGATCAGCCGCATCATCCCTGACAGCCTCTACGACTACACCTTCCAAGACATCCTGTAATGCCGTTCCAAGCGTCAGAGACTCTCGACGACCAGTTGATCCTCGACGGGACCAACGGGTTCAGCACCGGCGTCATCTCTGCCACACGTCCAGATGCCATCCCTGCCACAAGCATGGAGTCGGCAATCAACATGGACTACGACGATTTCGGGAACATCGTCAGCCGCCTTGGAACCGTCACGCTCACAGGTAACGCGATCGTCTCCAACTGGGAAGACATCGTGGACAACTGGAACGCGCTTACCTCCAGCTTCGGCTCAAACCTCCCGATCAACGCCACGGTCTTCTCAGGCTTCTACTTCGACACCGCAGCATCCGAACGCCTCGTCATCGCGGTCAACGATACCTCGACCAAGACGCTCTACTACGGATCGCCTGGAACCTCTTACGCACAGATCTCAAGCTCGACGATCGATCCGTCGGCTAACTTTGTCTACTTCGCGCAGCTCAACGAGAAGCTGTTCTACGCAGACGGCTACAGCAGCCTTCGGTACATCACATCCACAAACGTAAATTCATCGATCACAGCCGGCAAGATCAGCCGCATCGATGTCATCAACCAAGGGAGCGGTCACAGTGCCATCCCGACCATCACGATCTCGGCTCCTCCAAGCGGTGTGACCGCAACCGCGGAAGCAAGGATCGGCGGCGACGGAGCAATCCTTTCCATCGTCATCACAAACCCAGGCAGCGGTTACACAACAGCTCCAACAGTATCGATCTCGCCGGCCAATCAATCCCACGCGGTCGCTTTCGTTTCGCTCTCTGCTCCATCCAAGCCGATCTACCTGACGACGCACACCAATCGGCTCTGGTGCGTGTCGAATGACACAGCGATCACTCCAGACACCCTCTACTTCTCCGACATCCTCGATGGCGAAGTCTGGGATCCCCTCGGATCAATCCGCGTCGGCGGCGACGGTGATCCCATCAAAGGACTCTACTCGTGGTTCGGGTACAAGCTCCTCGTCTTCAAGGAGAGATCCATCTGGACAGTCGATTCCGATCCGACACAAGACCCAGCCGATTGGCAGGTCACACTCGTCAGCGGAAACATCGGATGCTCCTCGCACCGATCCATCGCAGCCGTCGGTGCCGATGTCTTCTTCCTCTCCCGTGACGGCATCCGGTCCATGGCCCAGATCCAAGCCGGCACACAGACCAGCGTCGGCCTCGCGCTCTCGTCGCCCATCAATGACCTGATCAGCCGGATCAACAAGACCAAGCTCGATCTGTGTGATGGCGTCTTCTGGAACAACCGCTACCTGCTGGCCGTTCCGTTCGTCACCGAGGATCCCTACATCCTGGGGACGGAAAACGAGTATTCACTGCTCACCGAGAACTCGATCGACATCTCGCTCGAAGGCGCACTCAACGAGAACAACGCGGTCATCGTCTACCACTCGCTGGCCCGCTCTTGGCTCGGTTACTGGGACAACTGGATCGTCAACGACTTCATCCCGACTTCGTTCTCCAACTTCGGTCCCGTCCTCATGTTCGCCGGAGACATCATCTCGGTGTCGGCAGCATCCGGTCAGGTCTGGTCCTTCAACGACTACCTGCCAAACACCCGGCTCTCACCCGTCGCTGCGTCCGCATACCTCGACGGCGGTGCCACCTACGAGTCGAGCGTCATCACCAAGGCGTACAACCTCAACGAGCCGATCCCCGACAAGATCGGGTACAGCGTCCAGCTCGCGTTCGACAATCCGTACACCACGCAGAATGTTCCGGTGAGCGTCTCCTACGCCAAGGACATGAGCGGGACCTTCTCGACCATCGACCCAGCCCTGAGCATCACGGCTTCGCAGAAGTTCCTCAAAGCCTACAACCTGATCAGCAAAGGCCGCTGGAACACCATCCAGTTCAAGGTGAACACCAACTCGGGCGGAAGACTTTGCCTACAGTCCACGATCTTGTCGGGGTTCGTTGATTCCGTTCGCCCACAACAGTGAACGCTCATCCCACAATCATCTCGGCGGCCAAGCTGCTGAAGGAGAAGTGGCCCACTTGTTCCACATGGAACAATGACGAGTTGCTCAACTGGATCGGTATCTTCAATGCCAAGCGACAGATCGGCATCGTCATGGATGGCGACGAATGCGTTGGCGTAGGTGCCGTCCGATTCCTCAATTCCATCGATGAATCAAAGGACATCTACAACGATGATCCGAATGGTCATATCGCTTGGATCGAGGTGGTTGTGACGAGCAAGCCGATGGCGGTCCAGACACTCTGGTTGGCCATGAAAGCGCGGTGTTCCGCCAGCGTCACCAAGATGGGAGGAACCAACGTCCACACGGGCGTTTCGCGTTTGTACGATTTCGAGAGGTACTTCAAACTGTTGATGAACGATAGGATTTGCTATGGGAGGAACATACAGGGCACCTGATTTCGCGTCGGCCAATCGAGAGGCTGTCTTGGCGCAGGCGGAAACGTTTCCGTTGCTACGTCAAATTGAAGCCGCGTCTCGCATTGGCGCGAAGGTAAGCGTTCCGGTCTACAAAGACGGAAAAGCTACCAGCGAGTTCAAAGAGGTTGATTTCGGAGGCATCTCTGACGTTGAGCAGACGAGGGCAATCGGGAGGGCTCTAGCCGAGATGGCTCCTGAGCAGGCCCTTGCTCAGTATCAGGCGTCACAACAACGAGTAGGAGGAAGAACCCTTGGTGAAGCCACGGCAATTCAACGCCGTAACGAACTTCAAGCCCTAGATCCCACCAGGTACGGACTCTACGAGACCTTCCTAAAGAACATTGCTGACCGACCAATCGCAGAGGATCAGATCCAAGCTCCTCGGTACGAGCAGGTTGGAATCGGAGACATTCCTCGTCCAGAGGATGTCGGTGAAGCGCAGCGGATCCGTTCCAATCTTGAGCGTCAGATCTCTGCTGGTCTGGCTCAGGCCGGAACCGTGGATCCCACGCTCATCCGCGCTGCGGAGCAGGCTGTTAGAGCCCGTGGAACCGCCACCGGTTCTCCGTTGAGCAACATCCAAGCGTTCCGTGAGGCTCGTGCCGTCAGCGAGGCCATTGCCAACGCGGACATGCAGCGCAGGGCTCAGGCCATGAGCCTGCTTCAGTCTGGCCAGACGACCAGCGATGTCGCCAATCGGCAGGCGCAGGAGTCGTTCCAGAACATCCTTGCCGCTACTGGCCAACGGAATACCGCCCAGCAGCAGACATTCGCGGGCCAGATGGCTTCACAGCAGCAGCGTCAGGGCACCCAGCAGCAGAACATCGCCAACATCCAGTCTGCTCTCGGTCTCCAGCCGATTGTCTCGCAGGCCGCTCAGCTCCCCGGACTTCAGCAGGGCGCATCTCCGTTCGCTCCTCCCCAGCTCATTCAAGGAATGCAGCAGGCGGGTCCGGGTCAGCTCGCCCAGCTTGGAACCAGCTTCGCGTTGCAGAACGCCCAGAACGCTTTCCAAGCCTCGCAGGCCAACAGTCCCCTTGCGGTGTTCAGAGGAGTTACCGAAGGAATCGGAAACCTTGGTCAAGCGTTTGGGGGTTTCACTGGTGGAATCTGCTATGTGGCTCGTGAGTGTATCCCTGATCAGTGGGAGGCGTTCTTCTTCTGGAAAGAACTGGTTGCCCCTGTTTGGTTCAAGAGCTTCTACGACAGCAATGCAGAGAAGTTCGCCAAGTGGATCAAGGACAAGCCTAAGGCCAAGAAGCTGGTGGCCAACTGGATGCTCTCTCGGATCAAGAGCTTGATTCCAAAGTCCTGATCTATGGCCGAATCGCTGGATAGCTACTTCTTGTTTCCCGAGGGTGGAGAGGCGTCCGAGCTTGGGTTCACCCCGAGCGCGGAAGTGCTTGGTCGATACCCCATCGATCTGTCCACGGGGTTGGCCACGTTGCAGCCTCCTCAGGATCAGGGGCCGGCGATCAGCGATCTGGAGCGCATTGCCTACGCCGCTCCGACTCCTCCGAGGATCGATTTCACTCCTCCTCCGGTTCTCGGGATGTTCCAGCCGCAGCAGCCGGTCACACCGGCAGCGGCTCCTCCACGAGTTTCCTACGCCGCTCCCGCTCCCGCGAGGATCGACATGACGCCAATGCTCAACGCGGGCTTGGCAACCTTTCAGCAGCCTCAGGCTCCTGCTCCCACGCCTTCGCTCGCCAGCCCGATGTCCTTCGCGGCACCGTCGGCTGTCAGGGTTGAGCCAACGCCTGCTCCTGAGCCAGAGCCAGAGCCATCTTCTGCTCCGGTTTTCTCGGATTATCAGACAAAACCGGTTGTTGCCGCAAACATCGGAACCCCCCTCGATCCAACCACGGAGGAACGGTACAATGTCATTGGAGTTGGAAAGGATGATAAGGAAACGATCACCCCTATTCCAGAATCTGGTATTGGCGGCGGCGCACCTGACATCAAAGTCGAGCAGCTCACTCCGAAAGAAATAGATGAGCTTCTTGGAACCCAGACTCCGACCACATCGACTCCTACCGTCACGCCGGGCACAAACACGCCTCCTCCTGGGACCGAGATCAAAGAGGAAGTAAGCCAATACGTTCCCGCCCGCGTCATCATTGATCCGATCAAGTATGACCCGTTTCCGATTTCCGAGTTCCAGTTCACCGAGCCGGCTCCGGTCACGCCAATCAACAGGCAACCCGGTCGTCTGATCCCAACGCTCAAGCCCGTAGACATAGAGCTACCCATGCGTCGGGCGGTCGAACGGCTCGCTCCCGGCCTTTTCCGAGACATCAACTACGATCCCGAGCTGATCCTCGAAGCCGCCATGCGGAGCCTCGGCCCGCGCTACGCAAAACAGTCGCTTCTCGAAGAACAACGGATGTTTGAAAGGATGAAGTAAATGGCTACCACAGACGAAATCAGGAGAAAGCTAGAAGAGCAGGCCAATCAGCGGGTCAACCCGTTGCTCAAGGGCTTGTCGATGCTGACCGGTGGAATCGCCGGTGAACTCACCGGCACCAACGAGCAGATCCGTCAGCAGCGTCAGGCCAAGCGAGCGTTGATGGAGGAGAACCTCGCCGCGTTGCAGGAGGAGAGGATGATGGAGCGCATGAAGGCGACCCGCGCTGAAATGATGAAGGAGGATCTCGCAAGACTAGGGGAACAGTACAAGCAGATTGGCCAACGTGATGTGGCTCAACTCCAAGCAAAACGTCCCGAAATGGAGGGATACCTCCGCTCTCGATCTGGAGTTGGTGGAAGGACTTACAATCTCGGACAGCCCGATATCGAAACGCTGACCGAAATGTATTCTTTCGAGAAAGGCAAGGAAGAGCAGGAAAAGGACGTTGCGAAAACAAAACCCGGGTACACTCAGGTCAATGTTCCTGGTTACGGAACCGTTGCTGGAACTCCTGATCAAATCTCTGAGCTTTCAAAGACCATTCCGCAGCTCAAGCGATTCCTTGAGCAGACGCCTTCCGAAGAGCCTCCTTACGAAGTTACATATTCAACGGACTCTCTTACCGGTCAGATACAACCTACTGTCCGATTCAAGAAGCCTGTGCCTATTGCTGAGCAGCAGAAGATCTTGCAGCAACTGTTTGCCAATCAAGGCCAAGGATTTGGAGGCCCTCCTCCTCCCGCTGGGACTACGAAGAACCCCGAGGAAGAGAAAACAACTGACATTCCTGGGTTCAAAGTCAGGATGAAATAATATGCCTATCTACGAAGTCACTCAGGACGCCACCGGAGTAACTCTAGAGCTAGAAGGCGACAGGCCCCCGACAAAGGAAGATGTCGAGCGGGCCTTCGCTTTTGCTGGCCGACAGAAGTATCCCGAAGCCCCAGTTCTCCAAGCTCCTCCCAGCCTACTGGAGCAGGCCAAGGCTGTGGCCCCGGCGTTCATGCGTGTTGCCGCTCCGTTCCGGGCAGGTGCCCCAATGCCTCAGGACATCGCAACGGTAGGCAGAACCATCCAGCAGATCGCAGGAAAAGAGCCGCAGCCGGGAATGCTCGAAGGCGCATCTCGCATCGAGAAGGAAGGCATCATGGCCCTCCTGTCTGCATCTCCAGAAGCTCGTGAACGCGCCGCTTCTATTGGTTCCAAGGCGGCCGACATTGCGAGAATTGTTACCCCCGGTCTTCGCGCCGTTCCAGAATCTGTAACCAGACCAGCAGGAGAGGTTGCCGGACAACTTGCCGCCGACCTCCTTTCGCCCATGAACCTGATGACCCTCGGCGTTGCCGGGGCTGCTCGTCAGGCCGCTCGTATCCCGAGCCTTGCCGCTTCTGCCGGTGAGTTCGCAGAAGGCGTCGCCCCATCCGCTGTCCGCGCTGCTCAAATTGCCGATCTTCGCAGAGCCGCAGAAACCGCTCGTGTCACCACCCAGGTAGGCGAGGCAATACCTGCTGTTCTGGCCCCGGAGATGACCCGTGGTGCCGCCGAATCTGCCGGCATTGCAATGCAGACCATCGCTGATCCGAATGCTACGGCAGAGGACAAGCTCCGCGCTTCGTTCGAAGCCACACTCGGAACACTCTTTGCCGCAGGACTTGGAGCGCAGGCAGCTCGAACCATCGGAATGCGTGGGCGCAAAGGTGTTACCCAAGCGGACGTGCTTGAGAACCTCGCCTCGCAGAAGCAAACGGTTGGAGAAGCGATCAACAAGGTCAGCGGACTCATCGATCAGATGGACCGCATCGTTCCGGTTGAGAACCTCAGGACTCAGTTCCGAGAACTCATCGCTGGGATGAACCCAGACGATCCCTTCATCTATCGCAAAGAACCGATTGGAGAAGGCCCTCGTGTTGCACCAGAAGGTGGCCGACTTCCGGCACGAGAAGTCGTCGAGCCAGAGGTGCCGGAAACTCTTCGAACCCAAGAGCAGATCCTTGCGGAACGTCTTCGCGCTCGTGATGAGCGGATCGCCGCACAGGAACAAGCAGCTTTGGAGCGTGAAGCCGCACGAGCTGGCACACCCCTAAGAACCGCAGAGGAAGTCCAAGCTCAACGCGCTGCCGAGCGTCAGGCACTTCGTGAGCGTTCCGCCGCTATTCGTGAAGCTCTCGGAAGACGCGAGTTCACAGCCGAGGAACTGATGCGTGGAGAAGTCACTCCAGAAGCTCCTGTTCCAGAATCCGTCAGTAGGCCACTGATCGTTCCAGAACTGGAATCTCAACGCGCTGCTCCCCGCGAGGGAGGCATGCTTCCTCCTCGTGAAGCAGAGGTTCCTGTTGCTCCAGAGGGAACGCCGCTCAGGTCTGTTGATGACATTATCGCGGAACGACTTCAATCCCGTGAACAGCGTCTTGCTGCTGAACAGGAAGCCGCTGCTCGCACGTCCACCCCACTCGAAACGGTCGAGCAGAAGCTCACTCGCGCCCTTGCTCAACGCGACAGGCGTCTTGCTGCCGAGGCCGTTGCGGAGACCCTCGAATCCGGTGCCGCTCAAGGGGAGCCCGTCCGACTCACTCGAAAGAAGGTGGAAGAGGCCATCGGTTTCGGGCGCAAGGAAGCCGGACTTCCGGTTGCCGAGAAAACCATCTTCAACGAGGTCTGGAACAAGGCTGTCGAAGAGACGCAAGGGAAACCAAAACCAATCGAATCTTTGGTTTCAAAACCATCAGAACAGCACGGTCAACGAATGAAACTTTTCGTTGATGGAATTGAAGGTCAAACCGTTTCTCCAGATCAGGTTCCAAATGGAAACCCATCTTTTGAGTACGCGGTCGGATCTACAACAGAAGGTGGGTTTCCTGCAATTTACAGAAGAAATGCTTCCGAAAAAGGAACGTATGGTGGGTGGAGATGGGAAAATGACGTAAGCAAGCTCAATCAACCGCAACCAAAATCGTTCCGCCAGAAAGCAGAAGGGATCGCACAACAACTCGAAGGTCTTCGCACCCAGGTCGAACCGGGCCTCGGAGCCAACCCGTTCCCGCAGCTCATGGGCGCGGCTTGGAACGGTGCGCTGTCGGTGGCTCAGGCCGTCATCAGGGCCGGCGGAAGCATTGCCGATGGTGTCGCCGCAGGGCTCCGTTACGCACGAGAGAACTTCAAGGACAAGTTCGACGAGGCCGAGTTCTCCAAGCAACTGACCGGCACTATCAGCCGCCCGTCACCGATTCAGGTTCCTCCCAAGATGGAGGCTCGTGCGTTTGCCGAGCGTGTTGCCGCTGCGCCTGGAGTTCCTCCCGTGATCCGCGAGGCTGTCGCAAAGTCTCCAAGGGCTTCCTACCGCCAGCAAAACGTCGAAGCAGCTGCGGAAGCCGCATCCACGATGACGCGAGATCAGTTGGAAGCTGATCTGGCCAACAGCAAGTCCAACACGAGGACCATCTCTGGATTGGAGATCTTTAGTCGCCAGATCCAAGAGGGAAACATGGATGCGGCAACCAAGACTGTGTTGTCGTTGTCCGAAAGCGGGACCACTTGGGGCCAACTCATCAACCAGTTCAAGCTGCTCAATGCGGCTTCCAAAGAAGGAATCATCGCTCTCGTAACGAAATCGATGGACAAGCAGGGGAAGAAGATCACCCCAGAGCAGGCCACCAAGTTGGGCGATGCAATGGATAGGTATCGAACAAATGCCGATTCCGTCCGTCG